CTTCACTCTTGCTGATGTCCGCGTACCACTCTTCGACCGTGAACAGCTTGTCGGTATGGCCCGAGGTTGGGACCATCGTCTTCTTGCCGGCAACCGTCATCACACCACCAGCGATCGGACCTTCCGCAACTAGGGCCGAGCCGTTCAGCGTCACCACGTTGGCAACAGTGCCGCTCAGGCCAGTCACCAGCAAGTTATTGCCCGCGTTCGCTGCATTGAAGGTGCCGCCGCCCAGCGTCACCACGTCGCCCACCTTGACGCCATCGGTCAGGTACGAGCCAGTGCCACGGGTCACGGTGTAGGCGGGACCTGTGCCGGCGATCGTGATGGCAGCGGCAGCAGTGGAGGCACCCGCGATGAAGTCCTTGCGCAGCAGGCCAGCCAGCGGCGCAGCGTAGGTACCGGGCGACAGCAGGCCGTCGAAGTCCCAGGACGTCGATGCGGTGCCCAAGTTCACGCCCGTGGACTGCTGGTGTTGCACGATCTCGTCATTGGTGTAGCTGGCGCGCGACTTCTTGCTGATGGAAGTCTTGCGACGCAGGACTTGGCCGCCGGCGCCAGTAGCCGGAACACCAAGCCCGGTTTGGGCTTTCAATACCACGATTTTGTTAATGCCTTGAGCGTTTGCCATTACGAGCCTTTCGGGAAATAAAAAGGCCCGCGCATGGCGAGCCCAAAAGAAAAGCCGCTCGAAAGCGGCCGGGATGAATCAGGTATTTACATCCGCGTGGAACGGCGCCCGCACAACGACCTTCCATCGGTCGCCGTCGACGGATCCTGGCGAGATCGCAGGCGTCTTGTCGATCAGGGCCGTGACGCCATCTGCGCTGAAGCTGGAGCCGCGCTTGAAGGCCTGCCGGATCAACTCCGCGCGCTCAGTGGCATCAGCCGAGCCGACGCCGGTCGGGTATTTCAAATTAACCTGCAGGACGCCCAGCTCCTGGTAGAAGCCGTCACCCATCGTCGGGTTTGCGGGGGTCGCGAACATGACGTAGACCTCTTGGTACGGCTGCCCGGCGATCGGCGCATATTCTTCGTTGCCGTGCACGGTGTCGAGCGGCGGCTGGATGGCTGCGAGCGCGTTCTCGAGCGCGTTGCGGATGGAGGTCTGGCTCATAGTGGGTATGCCTCGAAGCCTGCTTTCATATCGCCGCCGCCAGCCTTGACGCCGTTGACTGCGCTCTCGACGATGTTGTTCCACTCGACCACCGTCAAGGCGACGAGGCCGACTGGCGCCTGGCGGGACCAGCCCTCCTCGATGCGCTTGGCGTAGGGCCTGTTGTTCGTGAGGTACTGAACCTGGCCCGCCTTAGCTGCCGCAATGATGCTTGCGTGAGCGGCCAACGTTGCAGAGCCATCTTTGTCGATAAGACCCGGGTCGATGGTTGACGGGGCGCCGATTGCTACCTGCCATGCCCCACGAAATGCCCCGCCAACATAACCAGGCGGCGCAGGATGCTGCCAGTAGCTTGCATCACCAACCGGGGATCGTTGCACCAGCCGGCCATCGACCGTATTCAAGGCGTAGCGCACGATCTTGTCCGCGTCATCCTTGGTCTTAGCGATCCAAGCGTTGATCTGTGCGGAGAAGGTCGCCATTAGATGCCGGCGATCAGGTTGTAGAGCACAGCCACGCCGCCAGGTGAGAGCGGGTTGACGTTGCGCACCGTGTAGACCTTCGTGCCGACTTGCGCCAGGTCGCCATGCTTTGGCTCGACCAGCGGGACGCCGGATTCGGACAGCGCCGAGATAATCAGCTTCCGGTCGCCAGCGGTAACCAGCGTGCCGGATTGCGTCGTCGTGCCGACAGCGTGCGCCGATACGGCGGTGTCGATGCCCCACGCGTTGACCTCAGTTGTGACGATGGGGACCGAGCCGTTTGCGTACGGGCCCTTGGTCTTGCTGGTCAGGCGGATCAACTGGCCATCGGCGCGGAAGGCGGCATCGGCTTCGCGGGCGTCTTGGTCGTAGCTCATGCACTCGGCCTTTCGTAGTCGTGCGGCGGTGTCTTGTCGAAGCGCACAGCCTTTATTGTCGGCTTCCCGTCGATCAGTGCGCGCAGCACGCGATGCCAGCCGTCCATGATGAACCCAGCCTCATCGAGGATGATCGGGTGGCTGGTGTCGACGTCCAGCGCGCGGCGCACATGATGCGCAACACCGTAGGCCGAACCGACCGGCGCCCAGACTTCCGAGCCGGAATAAATCGCGGCCAGCGGCAAATCGAACGGCACCAGATCTTTGGCTCGAGCGATGAGGCCCGGCACGTTCCACACCTTGTCGCCGTCGCGGAATGTGTTGTCGGCCATTGCGCAGCCGTCGATCTTGACTGCCGGCGGGATCATGCCCGCTCCAGTCGAATACCCATGCCGCCCGAGGCAAGCAAAGGCTTGAGCAGCATGTCGACCGACCGATAGCGCACATATTCCGGCGCGCCCGATGCGTACACGGTCCTGATCGGGCCAATGGTTTTCTCGGCCACGGTGCGCTGCAGGTCGGGTGCGAGCTCGCCGGCAGCCGCGCGCAACGCCATTTCCGCCGCGGCCTGGATGACCTGCTGCGGGACGGTGTTGTAAGGCACGTATGCGGCAAACCTGCCGAAGCCGACATCATCGAGCCGCACTTCCAGCCGCGGCCAGTCGAGCGCCTGATTCGGATTGGCGCGCACGCCTTTCCACTTGGCGCGGTACATCTGCGATAGGTAGTCGCAGGCACGGCGCAGCGCATGCTCTTTTTCGACGTCGCTCAATAGCGACCACTGCGAATTGCCGCGCGCCTCATGGTAGGCATCGGCCTGCGCTACGCTGGCGTAGCTTTCCGCATCCGGGAGCGCTGCCCCGCTCTCTACGATCAGGGTCATACGTCACTCCCTTGGATTGGTTAAAGCTGTTATTGCTGCGCGTCGGCCGATTCGAGCAGCGCTTTCAGCTCGGCTTTCTTGGCGTCGGCGTCGAACTCGATACCGCGGGCGGTCAGTTCGGCGCGCAGGCCGGCGACGCCGAGGGCTTTTTCAGGCGCAGCGTCGAAACGCTCGTGCAGATCGGGGTCGAAGTCGGCTTCGTTGATGATGACGAATTCGCCTTGCTCCGGGCTCGATGGTTTAACGCGGATCGTTGGGACTTCATTGCTCATATAGACTCCGTGGCTTGCGTTGAATAAGGAGGGCCGAAGCCCCCCCATGGCCACTCAGCAACTAGCCGAGCAGCAGCGCCATGTGACGCGGCGCCAGGGCCTTGGTGCCCCATGCCAGGCCGATCTCGAACTTGATGGCGCGGTACAGGCGATACATGGCGATCTGGAACACGATGCCCGACACCGGGTCGATCACGTCCATCACGTCCTCGGCGGCGTCGATCGCCTTGCCATCCGGGCCGACCGGCATTGCCGGCGCACGGGTGATCAGCTGGATCGCATCGCGGTCGAAGGCGACGTTGGCGGTGTAGGTTGCGCCCACGCTCATCGCAGTTGCAGCAGCCGGGATGGCCTGCTGCAGGCCCGGCTCGGCCAGGGTGATCGCGCCGGGAGCGCCGACGCCGGCGGCCACGACGTACTTGTTCGGATCGCCAGCGAAGGTCACGACGTCGCCAGCAGTCACGGTACCGGTACCGGTGATCAGGTTGATCTGCTTGGTGCCGACAGCGTAGCCCGACGTGTCGGTGGTGTAGCCCGAACCGGTGCCCTTGACGTGGTTCTGGATCTGACCCGATTCGTGCAGCTGGAAGCCATCGACCGGCAGCGCGATCGAGCCGGTGCGCAGCAGCAGGTCCGAACCGGCCTCGTTGACCTTGAACAGGCCCGACTGCTTGCCGCGCAGGTTGGCGGCAGCAGCGGTGTTCATGACCATGCGCAGGTTGGTCTGCGGGGCGCCATTGTCGATCAGGATCTTGCGCGGCTGCGCGAAGTCCGACAGGTCGGCAGCGACGCCAAACGGCGTGGTGCCGGCGGCGCCGTAGGCGCGCGATGCGACCATTGCGGTAGCGGCCAGGTCGGCCTCGACGGCGTTTGCCAGGGTGCGGAAGCCTTGGGCGAACTGATTCAGCAGCACGCCGTTGTAGGTGCCCGCATTGGTCATGCCTTTCTGCTCTTCGCCGTTCCACAGCACCTCGTAGGCTTTCGACTTCGAGATGGTCATGCTGGTCGGATCGACTTGCTGGCCGCCGTTAGCCTGCGCAGTGGCGCCGGGGGTGATGTCGATCAGGCCGCCTTGGCGGGTGACCGGGACCGTGATGGTCTCGTTCAGTGCGGCTTGCTCGCCGCTGGAGTTCTTGGCGACAGCAGGGATGAAGCCGACAGCTTCGCGCGAGACGGTATCGATCGCCTGGTAGATGGTCGGGATCAGGCCGGTCAGGGTATTGGACGATGCCATTTGGTATTGCCTTTCAGGGAGTGTTAAATGGGATTTGGTCGGGCCATCCAGCCCAGAGCGCGCCAACTCCCATCCGGGTCATTGGCTATCGGTGTTGCAGGTACAGCAGAAACAAAAAGAGCCCGCATCGGCGAGCTCTGATTTGGGTGACCAATAAATCAGTCGGTGACGGTCGTGCCGCTCTTGACTGCAGCCATACGGGCCTGCGGGTCGAGTGCATTGAACTGCGAACGCTGCATGGTCTTCCCGCCGGCGCCACCCGGCCCACCACCCGATGCCCCGCCGCCAGAAGCGCCGGAGCCCTTGAGGATGGAATCCTTGTGCGGGTACTGGTTGATCATGACCTGCAGAGCTTCCTCAAAGTCCGCATGGTTGCCGTGGTTGGTGGCGGAAAAGATCGGGTTGCCGGCCTGGTCGAGCGGGACCAACTTGCCGGATTCGACCTTGAAGCGGTCGCCGAAGAACTTCTGTGCCATGTCGGCCGGGATCGCCAGCTTTTCGGCGATGAACTTGGAGCCGGCGAACGAGCCGCCGATGATGTGGTTGTTCAGGTCCTGCGTGAGCTTGCTGTTCTGCTCGGTCAGCGCTTTTTCCTTCTCCTGCGCGGCGCGGGTCGCGGCGGCGACGGCCTCCTGCGCGGATTTGGCGGCGGCGTCCTTGATCTCCTGGACCTTGCCGGCGGTGATCAGGTCGCCGTCCTTGATGTTCTTTGCCAGCTCCAGCGCCTTGCGCGCGGCCTCGCCGTCCTCGATGCCTTCGAAGCCCTTGAGCTTGGCTTCGGCAGCTTCCTTGGCTTCCCTTTGGGCTTTACTCTCGCCGTTGAGGCGCGAGATCGTCGCGATGGTATTGTCAGCGTCGAACGGAGCTTCGCGGCCATCGGCATAGACGAAAATCGGTTGCTTCTTTTCGGCGTCGATGACGATTGCGCCGTTGCTGTCGAGTTTAAAAGGCATGGTTCTCTTCCCGGCCATCCGGCCAATATGCTGAGCATTCCTGCTCGTTGCGCCCTAGTCCATCCGGCATTCGGGCAAAGAAAAAGGCCGCCGGATTGCTCCTGGCGGCCTTTCGTTGAAATTGAGTGCTTCTACTTCGGCTTGATCACAAAATGCGCTGGCACTTCGCCGGTTGCGACAAGCTCAACCTTGCTGACGCCCCGCCCATCGGGCAGCTTGACCGACGCGCCCCCCATTCCGGCAGCGGACGCCTTTGCTAGCTCGGCAGCAAGATCATCGACGGTCAGGCTCGGCGCGGTCAACAGGGATTTGGGGTCGAAGATCATGCGGCGATTCTACGCTACTGCGGACGCTCAGCCTTCGGGCTGATCAATCGCCGGACGTCGCCGGCTCTGCGAACTCATCGCCCGCATCGTGCGCCATCACGTCGATCTCGGCCATCGCAGTCAGGCGCACCATCAGTAGTCCGCCCGGCTCGAGCGGTTCGAACTCGATCTTGGTGACGCCGGCCAACTGCTCGTCGCCAGCGTAAATTTGGGTATTGGCCGCCGTGCCGTCGCTGACGATGCGGAGTTTCTTCTTATCCATGGTCATCCCTTATTGATATTTCGCACGCAGTTCACTCAACTTCAGCGGCCTGCCCGTAACGCCGCTCACCAGGTCGCGCGGCGAAAGCTTTCCTTCGCGAAACATTTCCGCGCGACCCTTGCCCAGCGTCTCATTTTGGTAGTCCTCGCCCTTCATCTTCAGGTAGTCGGCGAAGCTCGTCTTCGCGCTGATCGGCCCGCTCGATGATGCGCGCGTGCCGGGGTCGGGCTCGTCCATGTCGATGCCCATGTCACGCAAGGACACCAGCAAAAGTTGCTCAGCAGAACGACAATTAAAATGCCTCGGCACACCGCCGTTGTACGGCAAGTCGTTGCCGTCGATCGGCTCGTAGTCGAGATCCCATGTCGCGCCGCTATATGCGATGCAGATCATTGAGTTGTGAACGACAA